CGTTATGCCAGTGCCGAACTGATGAGCGCTGTCATTTCGGCCATGTTCACGGTCTTCATCAAGAAAAACGACAACTTCAACGATGGCGGGCAGGGCCAGCCGCTGTTTGGTGACGAGGATCCTTCACCAGGTGGGGTTGGCGGTGGCGGTGCCGTTGAATTGGGCGAGGGCGCCATTGTCGATCTTGCGCCTGGCGAAGAGCCCATGGTTGCAAACCCGGCCCGACCAAATGCCCAGTTCGACCCGTTCTTTTCGGCCATCGTCAAAGAAATTGGCGCCGCGCTGGAGATTCCGCTCGAGGAACTGATGCTGCATTACAGCAGCAGCTACAGCGCTGCCCGTGCGGCCATGCTCCAGGCCTGGCGCTTCTACACCATGCGCCGTTGGTGGTTGGTGTGCGACTTCTGCCAGCCTAGCTATGAACTGCTGTTCGATGAAGCAGTGGCGCGGGGTCGCATCCACGCCCCTGGCTACAGCGACCCGGCACTGCGCAAGGCTTACACGCGCTCCATCTGGATCGGGCCCGCGCGCGGTGCGATTGATGAGCTTAAGGAGGCGAAAGCCGCCCGGGAACGCATCGATGTCGGCATCAGCAACGAAACCATGGAAACGGCCGCAATGACCGGCGAGACCTGGCAGCAGGTCAACCGGCAACGTGGCCGTGAGCTGGAGCAAAAGCGAGCCAACGGCACGATGCCAGAGGCCGTCGCGCCAGTGGCGCCTGCTGCTCCGGCAAAACCTGATATCGAAGACCCAGAGGAAGAATAATCATGCCGAGAGCCTTTGAGCTGGCCAGTGCTCAGCCCTGGCTGATGCTTCCTGATGCCTTGGACAATCTGCTTGCGATAGCCGACCGGCAAAACGACCTGGAAGCGTTGGAAACCCGTCTGGGGAAGCAACTCGACAATTCCCGTACCGTCACCCAGCGCGGCAATGTCGCAGTGATCCCCGTCACCGGTCCCATTTTCCGCTATGCATCGTTCTTTACCCGCATCAGCGGGGCGACCAGCACCGGCACCATTGCAACGGACCTTCAGGCAGCGCTGGATAACCCGGCGATCAAGTCGATTGTCCTGAATATCGACAGTCCGGGCGGTGAAGCGAACGGCATCAACGAACTGGCTGACATGATTCACGCGGCGCGCGATAAAAAACGCATCGTTGCGTATGTGGGCGGCAGTGGCGCGAGCGCTGCGTACTGGATTGCCAGTGCGGCGAGCGAAGTTGTCGTCGATGCGACTGCGCTGGTCGGCTCCATCGGTGTCGTGCTCAACGTCTCCGTCAGCAAGAAGCAGGACGGCAAGAAAAGCTATGAAATCGTCAGCGGTACCGCCCCGAACAAGCGGCCGAACATCGAAACCGACGAGGGCCGCGCTGAAATCACCAAAACGGTGGATGCCCTGGCCAACGTGTTTGTCAGCAAGGTCGCTCGCAACTTGAACGTCTCTGCTGACAAAGTCCCGGAAATGGGCGGCCATGGCGGCCTGAAAGTGGGCGCTGAGGCCGTCGAATCAGGGTTGGCGCACCGCGTCGGCTCCCTTGAATCCGTTATTGCCGAGTTGGCCGGTCCTGCCAGCAACCCACCGAGGAAACCCCTTGTGACCATTGTAAAAACCACGGCGGAGCTGCACGCAGCTATTGAGGCCGGCGCTGATCCAAAAACCATCACCATTGCTGCGGCTGAAACCATCGACGCGGACGCGATCCGCACCGATGCCACCACCACGGCCGTCGCCTCGGAACGAGCTCGTTACGCCGGTATCACCGCTTTGGCTTCGCCAGGCTTCGATGCCGAAATCAATGCAGCACTCGCCAGCGGCGCATCCGTCGAAGCCACCGCTTTGGCTTTGTACACCGCTGCGAAGGATCGCGGCATCAGCCTCACCGGCATCGAAACTGATGCAACGCGCGCTGCGGCGGCGACTGCGGCAGCTGACAAAGGCAAGAAAGCATTTTCCACCAAAGGCATCTGGGCCGGTCGCAAAGGAGCGAAAGCATGAAATATGACATCGTCACTCAGGGTGCGCGCACTGCCGCGTTTTTGCTGAACGAAGCCAGCGGCGAACGCTCCCGCGAACAGATCTTGCTGCTAAAGGGGACTGTCGCTTTCCCGGCGGGCCAGATTTTGTCGAAAAACACCGCTGGTAAATACGTGCCGTTCGTTGCTCCGGCAGCTGGCGTTGCTGTCGAAGTGGCCGTCCTTTACGAAGGCCGCGATGCGGACAATGTCGCTGACCGTTATGCCACCGGCGTGGTGCGTGATTGCGAAGTCATTGAAAGCCTGCTGGTCGGTCTGACTGATCCGGCGAAACTGGCGCTCGCCGCTTCCGGGATCATCCTGCGCTAAGCGAAGTACACCCCCTTTTCATAACCGCCTGCTGGCGGTTTTCTCGTTTTTGGAGCACGGAATGGCCGACATTAGTATTTTCGCGGGCGACGATTTTGGTCGCATCGCTTTGACCACCGCTATCAACCAGCCTACTGAAGGCCAAGCGGTGCCGACACGTCTTGACGAACTTTTCGAAGAGTCCGGCGTGACCACCACTGCGGTCTTTATTGAGCGCGAAAACGATAGCCTGACTTTGGTCCCGGCGGCCGAGCGTGGCGCGCCGAGCGATCCGACTACCGGCGCGGCCCGAGACATGGTCCCGTTCCAGACCATCCACCTGCCGACCCGCGCCGTGATTCGCGCTGACGAAGTCCAGGGCATTCGTGCTTTCGGTACCGAGAGCGAACTGGAAACAGTGCAGGCTATGGTTGAAAAGCGTTTGCAGAAGATGCGTAAGCGCCTGGATGCCACCATTCGTTACCAGCGTGTTGGCGCCATCACCGGCAAGGTCTACGACGCTGATGGCACACGCGTGCTGCTCGATCTGTATGCCCGGTTCGGCATTGTCCAGCAAGAAGTCGCGTTCAGCATGAGCGTCACCGAAACCAAGCTCCTGCAAAAGGTGACTGAAGCCAAGCGCAAGGCAGAGGACGCAATCGGCGGCACCGGCATTATCACGGGCTGGTTGGGTGTTTGCGGCCGTAACTGGTTCGATGATTTCACCAACCACGCTTCCGTGCAGAAGGCCTACGACCGTTGGAACGACGGCCAATTCTTGCGTGAAGACCACCGTGCCGGTTTCAGCTTCGGCGGCGTGAACTGGGAAGAGTTCTACGGCAAAGTTGGCACCATCGAGTACATGGATCCAAATGCGGCCTACCTGGTGCCCGTCGGCGTTGATGGCCTGTTCATCACCAACTTTGCGCCGGCTGACTACATGGAAACAGTCAACACCACCGGTGTTCCGTTCTATGCAAGCCAGGAAGCGCTGCGACACAACAAAGGCATCGACATGGAAGCCCAGAGCAATCCGCTCAGCCTCTGCACGCTGCCGCGCGCGATCATCAAGCTGACCAAGTAATGGGGGGCTCAGAGTTCGACGACATTTTTGAAGATGCGGACGATGAGCTTTTCGTTGTGTTCGGCCAGCAAGGTGGAGCGCTCTACGAAGCCAAGGATGGCGGGATGTCGGGCACCGTTGGTGCGGTGATTCAGCGCAACGTCGGCTCCCCCGCCGGCGGCGCCTTTGTCGTCGTGGAACTTGCCGTGGACCTGCGCATAAAGCACGTGCCAGACCCTCAGCGAGGCGACTTGCTGACGGTCAACTGCGTCCGGTACATGCTCAGCGAGCACATGGGCACGGACGGGAAAATCAATCGTTTCTCTCTGATGCCGGTGACCTGATGGCCGCGAACAATCTGCTGAGTGAAGGCCGCAAAGCGCTTATCGCCAGGCTCTCAACAATATCTGTGCATAACGGATACGCCACACCGGCCGGAGCCAACACTCGTTCAGGCTGGTTCAACGAAGTTCTGAAGGAACGCAATGTGGCGTTTCCGCTCATTGTCGTCCAGAAGGCGAAAGGGCAGGCGCCTGTTGCAGGCCCGCATGCACTCAAGGTCTTTTCGGGCTTCAACGTCATCGGCTCGGTTCAGGCCGGGATTGATGATTACGAAGACGCCATCGAGGACCTGGAACAGGATCTGCTGCGCTGCCTCATGCCGACACAGGGAGTACTTCCCGCTTGGCTGCCCCGTGGTATTTGCGGGCTCAGCATCGGCGCGCCGGAGATTTACCCTCCGGCCGAAGGCCTCACCGCCGCGACCGTCCTCATCCCGGTTTTTCTCCACATCATTATCCAGGTACAGCCCAATGCCTAAAGTCGAAGGTTCCTCACTGTCTGTAGACAGCGAAGACGCCAAAACCGAACGCTCGCCACTGACGTACGAAGTCGAACTGGTCAAGCCCCACAC